AATCAAAAATATGACCGACAGTTTGAGGAGCAGTATAGGTCTTATCAAACTTGGCCATATTGTCGTATGCCTTGATGACAACTCCAGCACTGGTCCACTTTGCTTCATCAATGGTGAAAACTCCAAGGGGTACTTCTTCAAAAGTTCCATTCGCTAGTTTTAACCCACAGGAGACAGTAATGACCGCTCCTTTCCAAGCGTAGCGTGGAACAGCTACATTCAGGAAGGTTGCATCTAACTCACCAACATATACTTGACCAATCAGAACCGAAGATTCATCACAGCATTGGTTGGTAATGGAGAAAGATCCTTTCAGAATGTTCTTGTCAGTAAAAGTGGTACTCGTACCAATGGTACCTGATAGTGAGAACTGCTGAACAGGCTGCTTCATAGCAGTCTTATATGCATCACTTACCTTGTACATAGATCAAAGCTCCTGCAGCTCAAATGAGACAGTCCATAAGCCATTTGTTCTCGCTGTGTACTCAGACTGCTCCACCAGTTCGGATTTGAAATTCTGGATGACCATAGAGTGTTCGCTTTCTGCATTTAATGCCAGATCAAAAAGAGTCACTGTAAGCAAACCCTGCTTGCTGTAATTCTTGAGCTTTGATGCCCAGGCAGAGGTGACATTAAAAGAAACTGAGATGTGCAGACGATCATATCGTGTTACAGAGATATTCAGTCCACCGGCCTCAGTTTCATATTGATTGTCAATTGTTTCAGATTCTTCGGAGTAGGATGTTGGATTTGGAATCTGAACTCCATCAAATTTCAGATGCTTACTTAACATTTATCTGCCTCCCGAACGATAATTCACGCGCTGTGATGCTTTGACCACAATGGTATCAATCTGCTCATTGCCAATATAGACTGGAATTGTAATGTCACCAGCAGCAGAGTTGGCTGCAACTGAAGTACTGGCTGCTGTTGTTTGTGAGGATCCATCTGCAGCAATGGCAAGACTTGGTTTTAGACTCATGCCATTAGTCAGATCGGTCATTGCGCCAGTTACCATTGATTTGGATTGATCAATTCCTTGTGCAAGGCCACTCACAAAATCAGGCATCCAGGTTTCGTATTCTTTCAAAGGGCCAATGTCCGGCTTAGAGAAGTGAAGCCATGAGGAGATGGTATCGGCAACTGAACTGACTGCATCAGTTACAGAACCAATGGCAGAAGAAATGCCGTTAGCAATGCCATTGATCAGATCAGATCCCCAAGAGAACGGATTTAAGGCCGCAAAGCCGCTTGAAATGGCATCCCAGACACCACCAAAGAAGGAACCAACATTGCCGAAAGCAGAGGTGATTCCATTCCAAGCGTCTGTAGCGAACCCTGTAATGGCACTCCAGCAGTTTCCTGCTACTTCTTTGACTTCATCCCAATGGGTGATTAATAGCGCCACAATGGCAATAACAGCCGCAATAGCAGCAATTGCTAAACCAACAGGGGAGGTCAACGCCGCAAAGATACCACCCATATTTGTGATGGTGGTAGAAAGGGAAGAAAACCAGCCAATAGCAGTTCCAATGCCAGAGACAATAGAGCCAATCGCCGTAACTACTTTTCCAACACCAACTAAGAGTGGACCGATGGCCGCAGCAATCAGAAGTATCTTGATAATGCAATCCTGCATGCCAGGACTGAGACTGTTCCAAAAACTGGAGAGCTGCTTCAGCCATTCAGATAACTGCTGTAGGATTGGTACCAGAACAACCATCAATGAGTTGCCAACATCAGCTCCAGTGAGCTTGAGTTGGTTCAATGTGGTGGTGAATTGATCTACTGGATCTAGTGTATCGGTAAAGGTCTGGTCTACATTGCCAGTAAAGTCTGACATGGTTGAAGATAAATCAGTAAAGGAGAGGGCACCTGTTTGGCAGGCATTGTAGATGGCTGGACCAGACTTGGAGCCAAAGAGATCAATGGCAGTCGCAAGTCCATCCGTATCACTGGAGGCATTCTTCATAGAGTCTTGAACTTCAGATAATGCTTGGCTCAGAGGGACACCTTCATCCGATGCATTCTTCAATGCCTTTTTGAGACCAGTCATGACAGCGGAAACGTCGGTGCCGGATACTTCACATTCACCTAAGAACTGGGCAGAGTCGTAAGCACTGAACCCCATCTGCTGAAATGCTGCCGCGTTGTTTGACATCGAGGAAGCTAAAGTGTCCATTGAAATACCGGTAGCTTGACCTACTGCATTCAAAGTATCCAGAACGCTAGCAGCATTGTCAGTAGATAGGCCAAAGGCAGCTAAGACTTTCTGAACGTTGTCGACAGAAGTGGACACATCCGTGTTATTCAGAGAGGCAAACTTGATGAATTGCCCAGATAAGGTCTCCAGGGCATCACCAGTCAAACCAAAGCGTGTATTCACTTCACCTACAGCAGAGCCAGCTGTCTCAAAGTCAGTAGGAATGGTAGTGGCTAAGTCTTTGACACGATTTTGCATGTCCGTTAATGCATCACCCGTAGCACCCGTCTTTTGCGTGACAATATCCATCCCTGCATCGACCGAATTAAAAGCCGCTATGGAAGCAGTCCCAATAGCAGCTATAGGTGCGGTTATATTTTTTGTGAGTCCAGATCCAGCAGAAGATATTTTGGAACCAGCATCCTGTATCTTCTCACCAGCAACCTTGAATTGCTGAGAAGCAATACTCCCGAAGTCCTTGACCTCGTTCTTTAACTTGGTGAGTTGCTCCGTCGTGCTGACTACTTCTCTTTCAAGAGCTTGCATCTTGTCAGGTGGATATCCCTCAGTATCATGGGCAGCTTGCAGAGCTTCTTTCTCTTTTTTGAGCTTTGTCTCTGTTTCTCCAATGGCAGTATTCAGGTATTCTTGTTTCTGTTTCAATAATTCAGTATTGCCAGGATCCAGTTTTAATAGGGTGGAAACATCCCGAAGCTGTGATTGTGTGGTGTGGATTGATTTGTTTACGGATTCCAGTGACTTAGAGAGGTTGGTAGTGTCTCCACCGATCTCAACTGTTATTCCCTTGATTCGATCGGACATGGAGGATCACCTGCCTTTCTATAAGTGGCAATAAAAATACCTAGTTGACCTGCTTGTGTCAGTTAGGTATATTTTGTAAAGAAATAACTGAAGTAGAAAAACCCGTCTCGTCTACCTGTCCGTAAGGTTGTAAGTATGTGGGATGACGGCCCCACCCGTTATCTTTTTATATTGTATTTTCAGAATTCTATTGAAAGAAAGTGGTGATATCTATGCAATACTATTACATCAAGGATCTTAAACTGTATGGCAGAGAAGAAGGACTCGATTGCTACTTGTGGGATGGTACGAAATGGTACGAAGATAAGGAATGGATTATCACAGACAGATTGTTTGGATTTGATAAAACAGCAGATCCTGATGATCCATATGGTTTTGGTGATACAGAAATACTGAATTCAATTGTTGAAATTACAGAAGACGATTTTATACAACGTAAATTCGGGTAATCAGAATCGATCCATATCTTCTTGTAAAGCTATTGTTTCATACTTGTACTCATCGTTCATGCTTTCGGTGTAGATATCATTTACCATTCCGATAGTCAGTAGGTCGAGTTCTTGTAATGAGAGCCCGACCTGAAGACAGCGTAACAGGAATAGCGGTGTGGTCATTTCACGATCGATTGCGTGAATTTTTTTTTAGACTGCACTTGGGTTTCTACGTTCAATCCCCAGAGTTCAATCAGTTGAGGTAGGATCTGGTAAATGGAGAATGTATTAAACTCATCCAACCAATCTTCCACATTATCTGGTATGGAGTGGTCTGCATGCTTCGCCATGACATACGCAATGTTCTCGAACATTTCCAATGACATGCGATCCAGCGAAGAACCATCCTCTTTACTTTTTACAGATTTCTCAAGTTTTGAGAGATCTTTGTAGATGTCGCGGTTGAACTTGATGCGGTAGATACGTGGAATGGCTGCCGATGCTTTAAATAGGACCACCTTACCATCAATCATGATTTCTTTTGTGAGCGCCATAAAACCTCCTTACTTTGTGACTGTTGACGTCGATGGTGCAGTTATTGTTGGAAGATAGACAGTTTTGTACCAATCGGTATAGGTTGTTTCTGCTGTTTTATCTCCGGTTTTTGCTTTGACATAACCAGACTGCAAAGGACGAATCTTCAAAGACAATGTTTCCGTCTGTTCTTCTTTCTCTTCCTCAGTCGTCTTGGATTCAATTTTTGGACGTGCAGCAGAACAGTTGTACATGACATGTCGGATCTTTTTGATATCCCCATCAAATTCAAATAGTAAAGCAAATGGAAGGGTAGCTGAATTTGCATCTTCAACCAGAACATTGTTTGAATCTGCCATTTCACATAGAACAGCAGTTCTGAAATCTTCTGGAATTAAGGCAAGCTCAAGATCCCCATCATAGCCACTGTTGTTATTGATGACATAGTATTCAATGCCATCTGCATAAAAGATCTTCGGCTCACCATTTGGATCTAGAGAGATGGATACTGCACCTGGCAACGCGACTGGCGCTGCAAACTTAGGTGTCCCATCTTCTCCATAGGTGAGTGGAGCATAGTGAACATTGCAGATGTTAAACTTTACTTTATTGTTGCTCATAGCAATACCTCCGTTTCATAGAGCACTTCGTATAGCTTTTCATCTGAAATCCATACTTCGCTCTTGCGATAAAAAAGGCTGTGCTTTTCCAGTACAGTCTCGATAAATGTTTCTAAATCAGGGTTTTTGGTATCTGTATATAGTTCAAAGTGAACAATACTCTTCTTGTTATATGGAATCCCATCTGCGCTGAAATGATCAGTGGATGGAAACAGATATAGAAGAAAAGGTGGATCTGGTGATTCTCCTTCGGCAAAGTGATCGTAAGCAGATGGCAGGCCAGTTTCTTCTGCAATTGCCTTAATCCCCATGACTTTATCTGGATAAGGCATGCTTGATATCCTTGATAAGCTGTTCTTTACCAGACTTTTCAGCAGATGCAATATGAGGCTGGGCCGGCACGCGCCCACCATTGCGCTTGGCATGGCCAAACTCGAGCAGGTGAGTTAGTTGATACCTGTTCTTGGAATGGACCACTAGATCAAGTGTACTGGATGTTTCAGAAATTTTCTTTACTGTCCAGCTTTTCTTATAGGCACCGGTACGCACAGGAGCAGATGACTGAATGTCCTTCTTCACGGTAGAAGCAGAGGACTTTACAGCATCTTTCATTTCGTCTGTTGCAAGCCCAGCATATTCTTTCAGATCTTTCATGATTGCTTGATCCATCTGATCAATCGTTACTGTTTGACTCATCACCGATACCTTCTTTCTTGCAAATAAACTTTATTGCATGATGCTTTTGATTCAGACTGTCAATCACTGTGATGCTATAGGCAACACCATCCATCATGATGCGATAGGTCTTGGGGGTGACAGAGCGAGTTCCAGTACACCACCTTGCAGTAATGGAGAAGGTTGGCTTATCAATCACTACACCAGCTTCAGAGATTTCTGACCCACTTTCATCACCAATTGTGCAGAACATGGTAAAGGCATCCTGCCATTTGCAGGTGTGATTGCCATACTGATCCACTAACAAAGCATATTTTTGAAATGTTACACGCTTATTTAGAGCTGCAATTTCCATATCAGAAACCAGGCTTTCGGTCTCCGAATAGGAGAGAGCGAAGGGTAAGAGTCAGATCAAGATAATCTGCTTCTTCTCTGTGCTCATAGATATAAGAGACAGCGTACATCACTGCTGTTTTGGCATTGCTGGCACTCATCAGATCAGTGTCAGAATCAACACGCAAAATGTCTTTGCATAGATTCTGACTTTGTTCAATCAGAGTGGTGATGAGTGGATCGTCATCATTGAAATCCACTCTGAGAAAGTT